ATGATTGAGATAAATATTAATAACATGAAAATCTCTATTAAAACATTTATTCGGCATTTGTTTTTTTATGGTGATAATTCTATATACATTAGAGGATTAAAAAACGCTATTCTTGATGATGATTATACTAATGAAGTGTCAAGATTTTTACATGATGTGATCGATTTTTTCTATACTTCGATGGAGGCTATGGGAGATTTTCTGTATTTTGTAGATCAACCATATGATAGTGATGATGAAATGTTTAATTCAATTTTATCCTTTTTAAGGATGAATGATGGTGATTTGTTGCCTAGTTTACGAAAGCATGATGAAAATAAATATTGTTTATTAGATGAAGAACAATCTGGCTGTTTACCAATTCATGTATATCAGATGTTTAATTCTGCTATTGCGCTGCGTGTATTAGGTTTGCAGAATAATGCTAATGGCCTTGTGTGCGCAGGAGTGCTTTCATTAATTAAATATCATTTTGATGAACGGTTTATTTGTTATGACAGTGAGCGTTTAGCAAAGGATGTAATATCTGAGCATCAGAGAAGAAAAGCAAAAAAACCGAGAAATAATTATTATAATGAAGTTATGCAAGTAATTGAACTTACTTGGGAAAAGTACCCCAAAGCAAGTCCTACTGGCTTACGCAAAAAGCTTTTTCTCCATTATCACGAGCACGTATGTGAAAACACTTTGGGTCGATGGATTAAGGATTCAGGTTTACAGCCGCCAAAACCTGATAAATATTCATCATTTGAACTTGTCCAGCCCCAATAACTGGCTATTGCATCCCAGTAACTGGTTATCGTGTTCGGTATCTGGCAAATGAATCATAATAACTGGTTATTGGGCTAATAATTAAATACCCATTGATTAAAACTAATCACCGTAGTTACTTAGACGTATGCGGTGATAGATATGAATTTTAACACATCTCATTTAACCACTGAGCGCCTTACTCGTGCAGAAGCTGCTGCTTACCTTGGTGTCAAAAATCAGACACTGGCAAATTGGGCCTGCACAGGTAAGGTAAAAATCCCCTTCCATAAGATAGGGCGCAAAGTGCTGTATATGCGCTCTGATCTCGATGCTTTTCTTGCATCCACACGCAGAACGCAGACAGCGTAAGGGGGATGGATGGCACATAAAACAAAGGCGACCGCAATGGGTCGCCAATGGGTGAACACTAAACTATCTGAACGCATTACCAACAATGCCACATTTGCTGCTGGTGGGCAATGCATCCGACGTGCTGATCACCGTCGCTACAGTACGCCAGAAACGCAGAATATTTCGCTGAAAAATGCTGTTGGCCAGCGCGTCCGGAAAGCAAAAAATTCTGTTGGTGGTGCGATGGATACGATTTTTTCCGGCTATCAGGTGGTGATCAATTCCGTGTGCTTTCAGGCACCTGCTTGTGGTGATGATTTCCTGCTGCGCCGGCCCATTTTGGTACGCACTCTGGTTTTCAGAAACTGCTCGATGTGGAAATTTTTAACTTTTTCCTGTTCGATTTCTTGTGAGATTTCTTTCGCTATTCGTTGGGCTAAAAAATCTTTTAATTTAGGCATGGTTCGCCCCCTGCTTACTGTCTGGCGCCGGAGTTCCTTAGCCTCTGGCGCGAATGGTGATTATTCTGGCTGCTCTTTGGCTTTGCGGCGCTGGCGGCGCTTTAGCTCATGCAGCACTTTTTCCGGCAAAAATCCGGCTGGTTTATTCTCTGGTACCGATGATTTCGTATCTGGTTGCTTCTCGGTCATACATCAACCTTTTGGCTCGATGCCCTGTCGCCGCAATTCTGCGCGGGCTAGTTCCTTAAACCAGTTCCCTAAGCTTACGCCTTCACGCTCTGCAGCATTATTGAGTTGCTGGCGAAGTTCTGGGTTTATTCGTATTTGGAAGGTTGGAGACCATCCTTCACCTTTAGGTGATTTGTCTCGTTTGATGCTTGACATGTACGTACGTAACCTCTTAGCATATGATTCATTAGGTACGTACGTTAACACGTATTGCTCTAATAAAACAACGCCCCGCACTGTTGCGAGCAGTGCAGGGCGTCTAACCAAACCGTTAACTGAGGTAACGATTATGGCTGGAATACAGCATACCGAAACATGCACAATTTGCTCTAATAAAATTTCCGATCATTGCTTCACCTGGCGCTTTCTTGCCCTGAGTGCGGCAAAACCGCGCCTTATCACCATCGAGGCCACCAGCGAACAGGAAGCCCGTCAGCAATCACCGGCTGGCTGCGTGATGGTGTTCGCAGCACGTATCCGTAAGGAGGTGCGCCATGCGTGATGATCGCTTTAATGCCCTGAAAAATGATTTTGATGGTGCGCCGTTAGATCCACGTGATGCAATCATGGTTATCGCTGACCTGATAAAAGCGGGAACATTTTTGATTGATACTGCCGGAAACTCAGATACAGGGCATGCGTTATTGAGTATCGCCCAGGACTACGCAGAATTCGTAACTGAGATTGATATGCGTGATGGTGGGGAGGTGCATCATGCTTAATTCTGAATCACGTTTACCTGCTATGTTGTATGTTCCGTCGAATTTCAGTGGGCGCGTTCTGGTCTATCTGGATAAAGGCGAAATTAAATTTCAATACCCACTGAGAGATGAGGATTTTGTGGGGGATACCAAAGCGCTTTGCGAGTTGCTTGTTAGGGCTGGAATAGAGCCGCGTCAGTTCCTGGGAGAATAAAAACCATGAAAAAGAAAATTTCTGGCTTTGCTGCCAGCGGCCACGCTCAACCTGAAATCCGCCCAAACGATATTTTCAAAGATAAATATGGCGGTCAGGTAACGGTAAAAACGGTAGATGATTACCGGATTACATATAACCGTGATGGGTATTCGTTTGTTTGTGTGGCATCGCGCCAGCGCTTTGAAAGAAATTTCACCTTGGTGAGAAAAGTGCCACCAGCGGAATTTAGCGACATCAACAGAATTATGAGCGTAACGGGCGCAGAAAGAATTAGAACAGTACGTGAAATTATCCGGGAGCGGGGGAAATCGAAGTGAAAAACGCACCTAATTTAAAACATTTGCCGAAGGATAAATTCACCGAGGTAATCATTTTTGCCGGGACGGATGCTTACGCCCACGCTCAACACTGGATTGAAAGCGAAGGACGGAAACACGGCGATAACGTGCCGCCTGTTTACCTGGGGAAAAAGCAACTGGCAGAGCTGGCGAATATCCGCATTGTCGACGGTGGGCGCCGCTTTGCGCGTGTCTACCTTGCTGGGGAGATCGAACCTATCCGGATCAACGCTATCGCCGAAAAACTGGCGCTTGCTGGCGTACAGGATGCGAAATTATACAAAGGTATCACTGACCGGGAGCCGGAGAACTGGCGCGACTACCTGCAACGGATCCGCGAACAGGCAGAGCGCGGGGAAATGCTGTTGGGAGGTGTTGAGAAAAAACACAAAATATCTCTTTCCAGAATGGCAGATAGTCAAAGGGCAGGGCTTTTAGCTGCACGATTTCAGGATGTGGCGATTAATTCCGAGAGTGAGATTGTTCACGTCTGGCGTGATGGATTTTGGGTTCCGGTAAGCACACTGGAGCTTAGCCGCGAAATGGTGGCAATTTACGAAGAAAATGGAACTGCGTTTAGCCGAAGAGCAATAAATAACGCTGTTGATGCTTTAAAAGTTATTGCAAGGCCGATGGGCGAGCCTTCCAGGGATTTTCTGGCGTTCTCTAATGGTGTGCTTGACCTGAAAACTGGCGAATTTTTCACACACTCGCCTGATAACTGGATCACTACGCACAACGGTATTGAGTACACCCCTCCAGTAGCAGGAGAAAACATTCACGACAACGCACCAAACTTTCATAAATGGCTTGACCATGCAGCAGACCATGACCCGCACAAGATGATGCGCATTTGTGCCGCATTCTACATGATTATGGCGAACCGGTACGACTGGCAGTTATTCATTGAGGCCACCGGATACGGGGGAAGTGGAAAGAGTACGTTTACGCACATTGCCAGTCTCCTTACAGGTGAACAAAACACAGTCGGAACAGAAATGACGTCACTTGATGATGCTGGTGGGCGTGCGCAAGTTGTCGGAAGTCGCCTTATCGTCCTAGCAGACCAGCCGAAATACACTGGCGAAGGAGCAGGCATAAAAAAAATCACGGGAGGAGATCCAGTTGAAATTAACCCGAAATATGAAAAGCGTTTCACGACAGTTATCAGGGCCGTGGTGTTGGCAACCAACAACGAGCCGATGATATTCACCGAACGCGCAGGAGGCGTTGCCCGTCGACGTGTAATTTTTCGGTTCGATAACATTGTAAGGGAGGCTGAAAAAGATAAAGAGTTACCGCAAAAGATAGCGGCGGAAATCCCTGTCATTATTCGTCGATTACTGGCTAACTTTTCCGATCCAGAAAAAGCACGAGAATTATTGCTGGAGCAACGGGACGGTGCCGAGGCCCTGAAAATAAAACAGGAAACTGATCCTGTCATTGCGTTATGTGCAGCGCTGGAATTTCTGGATAAGCCACACGGCATGATGATGGGAGGCGGTAAGAGATCAATTGACCTTAATCCGCGTACAAGTCTGTACAGACTATATCTTGCCTTTATGGAGTACATGGGGAAAGAAGAATTATTAAGTGTTAATGATTTTGGCAAGGCCATGAAGGCTTCTGCAAGAGAATATGGGGCTGAATACCTGACTAGAGAAATTAAAGGGCGTAAACAAACTAACGTCATGCGAACGGAGAAAACGGAGGAATTTTTATAAGAGTAATACCCGTAACAGGTAGATGGGTAGATACGGGGTAGGTAACCATTTTTGCGTTACCTACCCGCTGAAACTCTTGTGGTGCAAGGGTTTCAGCGAAATAGGTAGATAGGGTAGGCAACATTCCACTTAAAAACTTTTTTACACAGCAAGAGGAAAACATAGGTTACAGAATGGTGAGTTCAAAAAAGATCCCTTTTACTATCTACCTTATCTACCTAATAGACAAAAATTTTTATTATCATGGGGTTGAGTGGGTAGAGAGCCATTTATTTGTTGTCTACCTGCTAGCTACCTTGTCTACCTACTTTCACGTAATACATCGTTTAGGTCGGTTCGGTTGTCTCAGTTGGCTAAAATATAGTTATCTATATGTTATTTAATAATATTTATTGTTTTTAATGAGGCAACTTATAGGCATTTTGAGACAACCAACCGACGCAATAAATTATGAATAAGCCATTTTGAGCACAGAGATTTTTGTATGAATGATGAAGTGAAAATCAAAAGCCTGTCTCCTGCCGTACCTGGCTGGTGGGCAAAGTTTATCGATACTGACGATGGGGATGTGTGGTACCGCCCTGTTGCATCATGGGCGCTTTGTGATGTGAAATTTGCAGGAGGACATACTGCGCATCAGATGGTTTTACCGCTTCTGACGAGCGAAATGGGTATGGAGCCAGCTAACCCGGAAGAAGGTGATTATTCTTGTCTTTACCTTCCTGATGACAAGTTTGTTCTTTCTGATGAACCGGGATCATTTGTATGGTTCAAGGTAAGCGATAACGAGGTGAAACAATGACAGCACAAATTTCGGCTTATGGTCGGCTGGTGGCTGATCCGCAGACCAAAACCACCAGCAAAGGCACAACAATGACACTGGCGCGTATGGCGGTCCCGTTGCCATGTAGTACGGCAGAGGATGGACAGGCGACGATGTGGCTTTCTATTCTAGCGTTTGGCAGACAGGCCGATGCACTGGCAAAGCATCATAAAGGTGAACTGGTGAGCGTGGCGGGCAACATGCAGATTACGCAATGGACAGGAGAGGACGGCGGCACAAAACAGGGCTGGCAGGTTATCGCCGACAGTGTAATCAGTGCCAGAACGGTAAGACCGGGCGGCAAAGCGGGCCAGCAGGGACAGGCAACGGATGCCCTGAACCGGGCGCGGGAACAGGCGGGAAATGATGATCCATACGGGGACGGGATACCGTTTTGAGGGTTGGTACAAATAAGTTCGAGCATAGCGTTCTATATAACGGATTAATATATGAGTGATTTTGTGAAAAAATTTAGAGAAGTTGTGGAAAAATCTTCAGGAGCTTTGTCTTTTGGGCTTATACAGAGCCTCGTTATGATAGGCGCCATTGCAAAATTATCTTCTCAAACAGGAGTGACATATTTCATTTTGTTTTCTGTGGCTTTTATTACAACTATGGGGGTTGCACTTTGTATATTGAGTATATTGTCTGTAATTAACGAAGTGGCAGGAAAATATAATTATATGAAATTCCTGCTTGGTATACTGCTGTACCCCGTCTTTGTTGGTGTCCTCCTTTCGGCATACCTGAGTATTAGCTCTATAGCCAGTTAAGTACCTGGTGGATATGGACAATGAGCAACGAAGAAAATTTTTTAAATATATACCGTCCAGAGGAACGACGATAGTACAGGTAACACTGATGGGAGCAAAGCATGACAAAGCTGACCATTAACAGAAAACCAGAAAACAGTTACGGCAAGCCGCAGAAAACGACGCAAGCGGCGCAGCAGCAGGATAAAACCACCACAGGGCATAAAGTGATGCCCGGCAATCCAAAAACGCTACAGAAGCCCGCAGGGGCGATACCGTGGCGGCATATGACAAAACGCCAGCGCAAAAACCGCAGACGCATTAACCGCCTTATTGAGCTGTGGCCTGAATTATTCAACCGGGAAGCACCGAAGCCGATTAAGACGGGGATATTTGATGACCTGATGCAGGATGCCGCCGCCAGAGGGATTGATTTCGGACCGGTGGCATTACGTGCGGCGCTGGCGTCATATGCGCAGACTCCGCGCTATTGCCGTGTGCTGGTTGCTGGTGGCGCACGTTACGACCTGAAAGGCCAGCCATGCGGCGAGGTGACGCCAGATGAACAGAGCAAGGCAGAAGCCAGGCTGGTAGCCCTGAAAAAGAGGGCACGTGAACGTCAGGCCGGGAAGGGGAATAAAAGCGCATGATACGCGACAGCAAAGCCGAAGCGCTCGAGGCGCGCGGGTTATACCGGAGAGCGGCGGAACGGTGGGCAGAAGTAATTATGCTGGTGGATGGTGACAAAGCGCGGGAACAGGCGGCAAAACGTCGCTCTGAATGCATCCGTAAGGCAGCTCGCCCACCAGCAAGGCTGGAAACATACGGGGAAATGCGCGAAGCAATCAGCCGGGCGCATACCGGAATGGGCCTACACAAGCCTCATGGTGAGATGTTCAGGAAGTACCCAAAATCAAACAATTGCAGTCAGTGACAGAGGCCGGGATTTTTCCCGGATTTTTACTGGCACAAAAAAGCCCGCAAACAGAAATGTTGCGGGCTTTGTTTTTGCAGGTGATGGAAGTCGACGGTGAAGAACGTGATTATCATGCCCTTGTGTTGCATAAATTGCAATGATGTAGATCGTTATTTCAATTTATGCAATCATAATCATCGTTTCGTTCAGGAGAGATGACCATGAGAAAAACCAGCGTAAAACCCGTTTTACTCGCTCGTGAACAGATTGAAGCACTACAGCGCATCCAGGACGAGGAGCGCCGCAATTCTCCGCTGGGAATTGCTCCGAGCATTCATGAGGTTGCCCGGCGTTTAATGCAGCGGGCGCTTCATCCTGCAGAACGTCCGGCCTGATGGTCGTGATTTTTTGGTGAAAAAAGAGAGGTGGTAACAATGCCTGCAAGTAAAGAAGACTTGCGATTGAAACTGATGGACGTAGTTAATGCACTGTCAGAGTCAATGGGTACAAACCCGCGGGAAATTCTCGACACGCTGAATGCGATCCCCGCACAGGATTTCACAAAAGCGGACGAGGATAACGCTAATCAAAACATCGTCGCGTCAGTCGAAGATGAATCCGCACTGGCAGAAGCTCAGGCCAAAGCGGATTCTGCATATAGTGGGATGGGCCGCCGCGCCCCGGCACCTTTCGCTGGCGAAAAGTCGATGGATTACCGCAAACGCGCATTAATTGGCGCACAGAAACTGGCGAAAAAATTCAGCGATGTGGATATTCGTTCCGTTTCAGATTCTGCAACGCTGGCGGTGCTGGAAGATCAGATTTACCAGGCTGCGAAAGATGGTGTGAAGTGGGCCGTGGAGAACACGCCGGGCTATTTGCGTAAAACCATACGAATGGACGAGGCCGGACGCCGGATTACTGAATATCAGGGGGATCCGAATAACTGGCTGAATGCCTTCAAAATCCAGCCTCGTCGCCTGGTCAAAATTAACGTTGCAAGCCTCGCGGGGGCATGAAAAACGTGCTGATTTCAGCCCTGCCGGATTTGGCGGGGCTTATTTCTGATAATCGGGTGGCATTATGCTTTTAACAGAAATTGAGGCGGCAAAGCAGATCCGCGATGGTCGGCTCCCATCTCCCTACAAATTTTCCAACATGTGGCTGGTTAACCTGCGTATTACAGGAACCGGCATGGCCTATCGCGCCGCAGAAAAAGAATTTGTCTGGCGCTCCCCGAAAACCTATCTCAATCCGCAATTCCTGGAACGTTGCTCTGGGGTTCCGGTAATTATCGATCATCCCGAAGGCAAAACCCTTGAAGACGTTGGCGAGCGGTCGCGCATTATTGGCACCGTCATGTTGCCGTATATTCGCGGTGACGAGGTGTGGGGCGTGTGCCGGATTTACGGGCAGGAAATCATTGATTACATCCAGAAAGCCAGAGGGGTGGTATCCACCAGCCCGTCAGTTGTGTTTTGTGGTGGATCCGGTGGCGCCGATTTTCCGGATGTGATGGGTGAGGACAATTTTTTTATTGAGGGTACGCCATTTCTTATCGATCACGTTGCACTCGTACCGTTGGGCGTATGGGATAAGGACGGGAAACCATCGGGCGTGGAAGTAACGACACCGACTGAGGAAGAACAACTCGCCGGGATGGTCCGGGAAGTTATTGATGCGGCATGCAAGCCCGCACTGGAAAAACTGGAAGCAATATCCGGGCGACTGGATCAACTGGAAAAACAGAGTGAGTGAATCATGCCACTAAATTATTTAGTGGCAATCATTGTCAAGTATCAAGAATAAAATTGCGTAGGAGTCTGGAGTATGACTACTTTTATAACATTTAAACCTGATGGGAAAAAACCTTTCGAATGTAAATTCAGGATGAGAGGGGAAATATTATTTGCCCGTGTTCCGTTTAATCTGTATGCGAACCGCTATTATCTGGAACTAAAAAATAGTTCTGGTGAGATCATTGTGTACACCCCTCTGATTGCTTCCCCTGATGGGTACGATATTAATCTGGCGCTTCCATTTGCGCCGGGAAAGCTCATTTTTCGTGAAAGCACTAATCAGTTTGAGGTTTTGTAATGCGTTATTATCGACTGGAAATTATTAACCCTAAAACGGGTAAGCCGCCTGTTGATTCTAAATCAAGATCTATAGGGCCATTCGATACAAGTGAAACCCCTGGATGCGGTCTGCATATTGAGTTTGACTTTGAGGTAACTGGATTGGATGTTGTTCGTTCCGGTGCGATGCTGACAATTTATGGCTTACCTATTGAGATGTTGCAGCAAAGTGTAAATCTCAACGGATGCATTGTTAGCTTAACTGCTGGCTTTGCTCCTGGACTACCTTTGGCAAATCCACTGCAACAGGGCGAGATTCTCTATGGTGAAGTCTATATGGCTTATGCTAACTGGATTGGCACCAACCAGACGTTGAATCTGGTTGTTAACCCGGCTGTAAGAAAAAAAGAAGATGGTTCTCCTGTGAGCTTTAGCGGAACTGGATCTCAGGGAGAAAAATTAGGAGACGTGTTATCGCGTGTTTTGAAACAGGCGTATCCAGATAAAATTATTGAATGCTCGGTCAGTGATAACCTGGTTTTACCTGAAAATATTCCACTGGTTTACCGTGATATAGGTTCGCTGGCTATGGCTGTGCGAAGTTTATCGAAAGCAGTTATTCGCCAGGAAGGGTATAGCGGGGTAGGCATTATTATGTTACCTGATCGCATTCGTCTTTTCGATAATTCATCACTGGAACTGGGGAAAATAAAGAAAATCGAACCTTATGAATTAATAGGTCAACCAACATGGATAGCGCCTTTTACCGTCAGTTTTAAATGCCCTCTACGTGGGGATGTACGGTGCAGTGATGTCGTAGAGCTTCCTTCCGGAATGTTCTCCGGCGCATCGTCGATCCTAATGACGAATACAACGGCACCAGGCGTTATTGCAAAAAATGCGACCACTTTCTCTGGACTATTTCAGGTTCAGTCCGTTCGCCATATCGGCGCGTATCTCACCGCTGATGGTGATGCCTGGGTGACTGTGATTGAAGCTTATGCAGAAAACAAGCTGAAGTCACAGGGGCAGACAGCACACCACGTTATTTCATAAGGGGGCAATATGCTGATGAGTAAGGCAGAATATGCCAAACACAAAGGCGTAAGCCGTCAGACAGTTTATGACTGGATTGAGAAAGGCGAAGTGGTCATGTCAGGTAAAAAAATCGATGTAGAAGCGACAGAACGCCGGAACAGCCCGCCAGCCCAGGAGAAAAACACTGTGTCTGAACTGTGGCCAGAGAGAACGCTGGAAATGACGTGGGGCGAGTTCTGGAAGGCGGTTAAGGCCAGAGATGGAAAAGTCCCGGCACCAGTGACGGACGACGACATACAGCAGTGTGTGCGGGATGCTGTCCGGGAATTAAACTGGGAAGTGCAATTCCAGGATGATGGCGTAATCTGGATGGATGACGGCGATGTTGAGCATTATTTTCAGCAATATGACCTCTGGCAAAATGCCAGACTAGCGATCCGCATGTTGAGGTGGGAGGTCTGTTATGTGGCTGACGCTTGTCCTGACGAGCTGGATAACTGGAGCGAAGCCGGACTAAACGCCCTGGCTGAATGGGAAAAAACAGGTCATTAACGATCGCAAAAAGTGTCAAGTCAGGACGCCCACTGGGTTGACACTTTACACACTGAATCACAAAAAGTGTCAACCTCGCTGTAAGCCCCGCCATTGCTAGCCTTGCGCCATATTTACCACGCCAGAAACCCGGAAAAATCTCGAAAAGTGTCAAGTTGCCATGCTTAGGAATGCTAAGTTTTGTTAAGGTTTTTCGCGAAAAAGTGTCAAGTGTGTCAACCTGCGATATACAGATTTATTAAGGTTTTGAACAGGAAAGTGTCAACATCCCCTAAGATTTCCTAAGGTGTTCCGATGTAATTGCTCTGATGTAGAATCGTGACATCTGAAACACGTTGTATTGCGGGAGATTATCATGCCTGGTTTGTTCGACATGGGTAGCGCGGAAGCGATGTTTGAACACCTGAAAAAGAAATGGGTATATTTCTATGAGAATCCTTCTGAGGAAAGTTTGATAGATACCCTTTTCCCTTTGTTTCACCTCAGAGAGTGGATCTATCAAGGTAGCTGTAAAAACTACAAAGGAAAGTCTGATGATGAACTTAGCCGAGAGGAAGCTTTTGATAAGCGGCTATGGAATCTTCCAGAATACTTAATTATTAAGTCACTTTGTAACCACACAAAGCACTACAAATGCGATCCCGACAAAAATCCAGAACACTCTATGACAAAAGTCAGAGGAGCAATTGTTGGCCTGATGAGGTGCAATGACTCACTGGATCAACTGTATTTCCTGGTTGATGGGCGGGATATACGAGTTATTTTTAATGAGGTGTATCGGGCCTATTATGAGTTTTTTAACGGTGATGTGGGGTAACTGAAGACTGAAACCATGAGCCTCACCGAAGCCGATTTACTGGATATAGTGCGCAGCGTGGCTGGAATTAGCGAATCGCCAAAGAAAGCCAGATTTACCGATTATGCGAGCGTGGCGGCTGCGGCAATGCAGCGCGAAGGCCACGCTCTGAACGAAGATGATTTGTTGCATATTCGCGCCCGGTCGGCGGCAATACTGGCAGCCCGTCGACGCCACCAGCATAGAGAGAACGCCGCGCCTTACGAGTGGAAGAAACCAGACAGGCTGCGGCAGTAACCCGTTGATTAAAAGGCGGCTCAAAATTGAGCCTGGTAGCTGGCGGGTGTGATGCCGATATTGGGATCCCCATATCGACTATCTGTGATCATCAACCAGCCTTAGCACTTCTTGTGTTTAGGCTGGTTAATTATGTTCAGGAAGTATGATATCCGTTATTCCAGTTGAGTACGCGCATGAATTCTCGCATCCAGTAGTCAGATAGTACTGATTCATCGTTACTATTAGCCATTGTCAGGATGGCAATAGGGCTGCAGCCTGATTCTGATAAAAGAGGCCACTGTTTTACCACATCTTGCATTGTGATCGATTCCGGAACCTCAGAAATGTTGTAGGGGATTGAGAGAATCGCTCTTCTTAGCTCAGCATTTTTTGTCGCTTTCAT